GTGCTTCCCCAAAATCACTAATAGTACCCATAAGCTGCTGCATGCCTTGTCCGGTCTCATTTGCTTGTTTGATGAGACCATTTAAGGAAGTAAGAATTGCACTAGCGGCTGCAACAGACTCGATAATCATTTACCACTTTACCTTATCTGCCCAATAAGCTGCGGACATCCTGCCCTTAGCAATATTCTTTGCATGGCGGGCTTTAAAGGAAGCTCTTTTACGCTTCATTGCTTCACTCTCACCTTTCTTAGGCTTTCCTGCAGTCTTAGCACCCTGCTGTCCGAAGCGAATTGTCTTAACTTTTTCTCCAACTTTTGCCACTACAATATGTGACTTTTTTGGGTGACCTGGTGTGCGTCTTGGCTTATTAAATCCCGTTACTCCAGCTCTTTTTATTCTTGAATCTTTTTTCTTACCTCTTCTTTTTACGGCCACGTTTCTTCCTCCTCTTCTTTCCTGCCAACTGTTGGCGAAAGGAAGCGGGTGTACTAACACCCGCCATTACTAGCCGCGACTCGAACGCTTCTTACCGCGCTTCTTACCGTTTTTCTTTGCCGGCTTTTTCTTTTTACCCATACCCTTCTGCTTTGCTAGAATAGCTCTTTGTAAAGCAGGTGGAAGTTTCTTTTGCTTTGCTGTTAGTGCCATTATTTTCTCTTTCGTACTTTATTTAAGTACGCTTGGTGGGAGCTACCGGGCATAAATCGCTTGTTATCTCCTCTACCGTGTGAGTGTATACCTTTTAAACCAAGGGCTCGCGCTCTTTTTCGAGAAGCAGTTACAGATTTAAAAACGTTACCACGGCTTATGTAAGCCTTATGTTTTTTTCTATTTATTGCCACGAAGTACCTCCAAAGTTTTTCTATCTTGCTGTATAATTACAGGCACAGGAGTTTGTCTGTTTCCTCCTTTCGTGTACTCAGGGTGAGACCATAAAAACTCATACCCGACATACATATTATTGAGTTCTTCAGCAATTTCGTATAAATCATCATCAGAGTAACCTTCTGTAAAGATATAGATATTTGCTTCGCTATTACTCAGATCTCTTATAGCTAGATCATCTTCATAGAAGTTAATCATATTATTGTTATAGGCTTCTAGTGACCAAGGACAAGCATCTGAAATTCTCTCAAAGTACTCTTTCCAATCAACGTCTTTTTGCACGTTTTTGCCTTCGTCTTTTTACAAAAGTGCTGACATTAGTAGGCTTGCCTCCAACACCTTGCTTTACTGCTCTCTTACGACGAATAGCAGACTTTCTCTGCGAAGGAGTCATACGAGCAGCTTTGGACGCTGGTAGACATTTTGGGTACTTCTTCTTGCCCGCCTTATCACGGCCACACTTTTCAAAGCCACCGCCTTTTTTGGGTCTTGATATATCAACCCAGTTTTCTCCGAACCATTTTGTTAAACTCACGGTTTATCTCTTTTTAGACGGTCAGGTATGTGGTTTACCTCTACGCCGTCTCTTTTTACCCATTGGTTTTTTTCTACGCTTATCCACTTCTGTATCTACCTCCGCGCTTCTTGTATTCTCGTACAAGCCATGCATTTGCGTAAGCTGAAGGGTATACAGCAAACTTTCTTTTAGTTGCTGCCTTTACTCTTGCATATAGGGCTTTATTTACAGGTACAGACTTTTTCTTAGCCGTCCTTCTCTTACGACGGACAGCCACTTATTCTTCCTCTGCTTCTTCCTCAGGCTTTTCTTCAGGCCCAGGCGCTGCTACAGGAGCTGCTACAGGAGCTGCTGCAGGCTCACCCATATACTTCTGAGCTTCTGCTTCTGTTTCAAAAACATGCTTTCCAGTTGCATCAAGAACTACCCAGCCTTCTGCCTTCTTTTTCAGTTGTGCCATATCTTACTCCTACCCTAAAGGGTTTGCTAGGGCATCTAAGCCCTCCCAGAGATCGTCTATCTCTTTATCAATTTTCTTGAACTTGTCCTCAAGAGTTTTTAAGTATTCATCAAATTTATCAATACGTTGAACAGCAAGCTCTGCTTTTTGAACATCTGTTTTCATTGCAGTAACACTTTTCTCTGCCTCTACTACTCTTTCTTGAATGAGTAATAGTTGTTGCTGCTGTTGCATTATTGTTTGAAGATTAGTTTGTAAAGTTGCGAGATTTCCTTGTAATTGACTTATATCGTTGTCTTCGAGTTCTTGTTTTATTAGTTGGACCTCCTCCGTCAGAGGGGCCACGTCCGGTATCTCGTAAGCTTCCACCGCTTCTAATCTTGAGTAAATAGAACTGGCCGTCCATATACCCCCAGCAATACTTGAAATAATTGCAAATACTACCGCAATCTGCATTCCTTTGAAGCTTACGCCACCTACCTTTATTTCGGTATCTTCTATAGACATTACTACTCACACTCCGTTCCGTAGAAGAAGCAGGCATATCCTACGTAGCTTGGACTTGTTGTATAAAAAGTTTGGTCCGCACCGTCTGTAAGTATAGCTGTACTTGATTTAAATAAATCTAACCCTCCTGTACCATCAAAATATACTGCGGCTGCCCAGTTTGCGTTATCAAAGTCAAGCTTTACCCATTTATTAGATGCTTGATAAGTAGCTTGTACTTCATCAACAAAACTTGAGTTTGCATTCTCTGCATTCTGGTCAAAGAAAGCTACAGAGCTTTCATCATTTGCAATACCTATAAAAGCAGCGGCTTCTGCAGCATAACCCTCTATATCTTCAAGAGAGTCATTATATTCTGTAACTGTTTCTGCTTGCAGAGTAAGAGAAGCTTCATTTGCATCTGCGAACTCCGCAACTGTCTGAGCATCAGTATTGGTTCCGCTTTCTGCTGCTGCTTCAGCCATTGATGTTACTTCTAAAATGACTGCTATCTCTGTAGCAGCCTCTGTAAATGTATCAATTGCTGTTTCCATGTTTGTAAGGGCAATATCCCCTTGATCCAACAAAAAATCTTCTGCAGTATAGAACTGCATATCTGCCATCGCACTCAAAGCATTATTATAGGCTACTCTTTGTGCTTCTGAAATCTTTGCAGAATCTGCCATAGTACCATCAGACATATAACCTAGATTTGCGTTGTACTGCAATCCTGCAACTGTTTTATATCCGATATTTAGTTGATCTACAACTGCTTGACTTGAGTTAACCAGATCATTCAGGGGATCTGCCTTCACTACTCCTGTAACGCTCAGAGATAGAGCGAGTATCGCCACTCTCAGCTTGTTCATTTTCAACTCCAATTCCTAGTACATCGTTGTACCAGTCCTTTTTCTTTTCATAGTCTGGGATGTGTAGACTTGGTAGAGTCTTTAGCGCAAGATAGGCTCGCTTTCCTACTACCAATTTACCGCCCTGTAAAACTGGACAGGGAGTGCCAGATATAAACATAGCTCTCCATACTTCCGGATTTTGACACATTCTCGCCACTGCAGCAACTTTCATTCCCAAGTCGCTTAAAACTTTTGCATCCCTTCGTCTATTACACTCGGGATCTTCTCTATAGCCTCCTCTGCTGACTGCAATACTAGGTAGCTGAAGTCCTTGGCTATTTCCTCTGTAACAAGTCTCTGGGCCAGTACTCATATAAGTTGGTGATATTGCTGAGTAAACGGGCATTCCAGAGCTGCCTGCTCCATTATATGTTTTTGAGTTAGTACTATTGTTACTATTTACGGTACTATTTTGATTATTGGTATTAAGACTTCCATCTTGATTAGCCCCTTCATTCTCGCCGGAGTTTATATTAGAATCACCCCCTTCAACCGGCAAGATTATTTCTGGAGACCCGCCTGGGTCAGCAAAAGCAGGAACAGCTAACAAGAAGTATGTTAGTATTATAAGTATTCCTAGTACGGTTTTGAGCGGCAACCATTTTTTCATTATTCCTACATTTGGAACGCAAGAGTTGCTACTAGACCCGCTAGAAACAATATTACTGCTCCACCAACTTTTACTTGGCGTTGCTCCATTCTATCTAATTTTGTATCAATATCGTCGAGTCGATTAAAGGTAGTTTTCCACCTCTCTTCGCACTGCACTTCATGACGCAAAAATTGTTCTACAACTTGATCTAACTTAGTATCTTCAGACATCTTTTAGCAACTTATCCATGAGCTTACCGTAGTTGCCCTGGCCGAAGGGTAGCCCTTCATTAATTTGTACGTTTGTTTGACTTTTTACGTTTGTAGCTTCTGCTTTTTGTAGGTCAGCTTGAGCTTTTATCTCATCCATTCTCATCTTATGGGCCATTTGGAGTAAGTCAGCTAAATCTTTATTGGAGTATACTCCGCTTTCTTTAGCTTCTTCAAGTTTACTCTCAATCATTTCGTCAAGTAAGCTCGCAATGTTATTCTTGTTGCGATAACCCATGTCTAAGTACACTGTGTCAATGTACTTTTTTACTTCGCGTTTATTTAACAGCTCGACTACTTTGTTTTCTTGTACGCCAAGCTGCTCGACAACTGCACGGATATTTCCGAAAGTTAAGTACGAGTTTGCTACTTCAAGTCCCTCTGGAGAGATTGTGGTTAATTCTTTAGCCATGAGAAAGATTATAAGATAAAAAGACTTGAAAGTCAAGAATTATTTTTAGGTAGGATATTATAAAAAACTTGGTGGTGTTGGCCAAGAAACATCTTCCACATTTTTAGGATTACTTAGGGTACTAGTTATGTCCCTCAGCGCTGTTCTATACGTGCGGGCCTCTTGCCTCTGCGCATCTGTTAAGGTATTGTCTGAAACTTGAGTCCAATCTGTAGAAAGTAGAAGCTGTGCTCTATAGGAGCGAATCTCTGCTAATACAGGCTCTGGGTCCCAGGACCACGAGGAGGTAAGTATATTATAGTCAGCATAGTTATTTGGTGGAGGTCCAACCTCTACAAATTTTAGTGTTTGAACATTAAACCAGTTTTTATCCATAAACTCAGCTAAGTCTGTGGTACCCATATTGGTTTCTGTTAAATATACTACTCGCACATCACCCGTAACGCCCTCCTTGGGGAACTCATTCTGGGGAAATACTATTCTTTCTATCTTGCCTGTGCTTTCTTTAATGAAGCATACATACTTTACGTCCATAATTATTCCTTATCTTAATTTACCTATTAGCATCGTGGGGAGCCCCCAAGGGTTGGATACAAAACCGGCTTGTCCGAAAACTGTGATGCTGATTAATATTCTTGAGTTTGCTACTATATTTGTTGAATTAAACTTTGCACATCTAAATGCAGCGACACTGTTAGTAGTTCCCTGACTAGCTCCTGACCAACCCATTTCTATATAAGCATCTTGATCTGAGGTTATTTGGTCACCATAGCTATTATGATTTAAGTTTCCCGCAGAGACCTCACTTATAAAATGACTCTCATTTGTACCAAAAGCTCTTGAGTCTATAGCTACTGTTCCTGAATCTGTAAATATCTGTAGTCCATAGTCTTGGCTTTGAAGAGGATTATCTCCCGTACTTCTTACTATAAAATAATTTACACTTTTTGCTGTCCAAGTAAATGTAACTTGTGTACTACTTTGAAATGTTACAGTAAGTGCATAAAAGTAGACAACTTTTGAGCTAGAATCCCACACTGCAAATATGCCTTCATTTTGTCCACTTACATTTTTTGCGTTTACATATATCTGAGGCTTTACTGTCGTTCCACTTAGACTAACAGAGCTGCCTGTTCCTGCGGCCGCTACCCCCTGATGTATTAAATTTGCAGAAGTATCAGTAACCAAAAAAGTACCACTACCATCTGATCCAAAAACTTCCAATCCAAAAGACATTATCCAATCCTCACTGCATAGGTAAATCCGCCTATTGATCCTGAAGAACGATTATTGTTAATAACATATCTATCTGTTGCTTTTGTAATACTTAAATCTTGCTGGTATCCTTGGTAACTAGCAGTAGCTATGACTAATACTTTTGACGTATCATTTGCAGCATTACATAAAAAAGTTTGGCTTGAACCCGCTGCTATACTGAACGTAGAAAATACAGCAAGATTAGATGCTCGTAAATTAACACTTACTACTTCTGTACTATGGTTTGGTCCATATATTGCTATTCCATGAGTATTAGTTCCAGGGGTTCCTGGCTGTACCGTTGCTGAGGAACCCCCAGAAGTTCCTCCTGGAGTAGAAACAGTAAAAGTATCAGAAACTCCTCCTACAGTAATAGTATTATTTACTGCGGTTCCATTACTTGAAGAAGCCGTTAATTTAGCAAATACGTACGAATTATTTGAAATAGTTTTATTCGCTGTCGTATAGCTTGAAGAATTTATGTTAGGATAGCCAGCATCACCTTTTACTAAAAATAACCCCGTTCCTGATACAGTAGCAGGTGTATTAATACCTGTTATTTGAACTCGTCGTTGCCAGCTAGAGCCTGGTGCAGCATTTGCAACGTCTGGAAACGTAAACGCGTTTGGAGTTGTGTCTACTACATACCCAGAGACAGTGCCTGATATAGTAGCTGTATAGATAATCTCTTTGTTTGTATAGGCAAAAAGTACACTATAGTTTCCATTTGCATTCGTACTAATAGTAACAGTGTCACTACCATCTAGATCTATTTCACTAGCTGAAACAGTGACAGGGTTGTTAGGGCTAACACTAGCACTTCTTGAGTTGTTGTTCTCGGCAGTGGTACCTGTAACTACAATCGTATCTCCTACTGAAAGATTACGAGTATAGCTATTGCCTCCGTTAGCAGTTACAATGGCTTGACTATATTGAGTCATAAACGTCCTGTACAGTGGCTTCTCTAATTACATAACCCCTGTCTGTTCTAACGGCTCTTGATCCTGGAATGCCTTTATTTGCAGCTACCGGAAGAGCCGTATCATGAATATTGTCATAATCCTCTAAAACATCATTATCCCGTGAATATTCAAATACCTCTTTGATATATTTTGAGTAATGACCCTGACCTCGATGATCTGGATGTACAGCTATTCCTAGAGGGGCCATTGTTCTTGTATCGAGGGAATAAGCTGTAAGAACCCATAAAATTTTAGTACCATCTTTGGTGGAGATAATTCTACTATTATTAAAAGATTTTTCAGTACCATCAGGAGCAGGGAAAATAGCGTGATCCACATTATGCGTTGGGTTATCGGCTAAAACTTCCGTTAGCCATTCTCTGTCACTCTCAACAGCCGTTCGACCATCATAACTCGCTAAAGATGTGGGTGTGGTAATATCTAAGCCGGCCATAGGTTTTTCTCCTTATAAATTTTTACTGATAGTCATAATTATAAGAGAAGAAGAATTCATTGTCAAGAATTATTTTTAAATAGGGGGTAAAAAAGGGCCCCGAAGAGCCCTTTTTGTAGAATACTAGAATGAGAAGCGAATCTCAGTTTCTAGCTTGGAGCCGATTGGATCAACTTCATCGATCTTAGAACCTTCCCACTTACCTTTAAATGTAAGAGGGCCATTCTTGATCTTGTATCCTACTTCTCCTGAGTATCCGTCAGTACGAGGACCTACTTCGAAGTATAAGTTCTTATCACTGTCTCCTAGCAGAGTACCAAATCTTAGGTGGTGCACAGTGTCATCACTCAAAAACTCATCGTCTAAAAATTTCAGCTCATTTTTGTATTCCACATAAGGGCCGGCCATTGCAGCACCGGAAAATACCATAAGACTGATAAAAGTTAGCATATATTTCATGTTTTTCTCCTTAGTAGGTCCAAAACAGGAGCATACGGCGTGTTACTCCCTCCATTCTTTCTCCACTTTTCAAATTATATGAAGTATGATACCAATTGTCAAGAATTATTTTTGCTTTGCTTAACGAAAAAAGTCCTAAACTAATGCTTGATTCGGAAGTAAGCGCAAAGTGACCTCTTCTTTCTCTTCAGGAAACCTCACTCCCTTCTTTTCCCAGACTTCTTTTGTGTGGCACTGGTACACCATTTTGTTGTTCCAGACATTTGTGTAAAATTTACCACAATAAGTTCCATCTTTCATTCTATCAAACGTAAGTTCCATCTGGTCAGAAGCAGTTGCAGACAGAGGCAGAGCAAGGGCTAACGCAATAAGCACATGTTTCACAATTTTCTCCTTATAAAATTCTTTGAAATCTTCGTGATTTCGGAAAGTATTATATCAGAGCTATACCTCGATGTCAAGAACTATTTTTTGAGTGAAGAACCCGCTACAATTTCGTTGTAAATGAGAAAGCAAAAAATACCCAAAGTCGTACGTGTGGGGGACGCCCGCGGCGCGGCGATAGGCAAGGTCTATTAACCGCCCCCCCTATTGATAGGCAAAAACAATTGACAAGCGCGGCGGCATAGCCTAAGCTATAGGCTGAATCAATGAAAGGGGCTTTCCATGCTTTACTATATCGGCGTTATTATTTCTTCTGTCATGCTAACAATTATTGTTAGCGTCACGGCTATTAGCGGCTGGCTGTTTGTTACGGGCGGCGGCGATTGGCTGACTCAGGTTCTCGGCTTTGCCTGCATCGCCTTGGCTTTTCTGTTAGTTACTCTGGCGTTCATGATCGTCCGCCTATATGCCGAAAAAGCATAAGCTTATTCCAAATCGGTATTTGACTCACTCGCTCCATTTGCTATAATACTCGAACACTAACTAAGGGGACTTCTATGTCTAACTACACTCCTAAAATGGTCGCGGCTCTTCAGGCTGCTGCTCCGCTTAACCTAGAGATCGCTAAGGATCTCGCTGCCGACTTTGGCATTAGCCATCGCTCGGTGATTTCCAAGGCGAAAAGCCTTGGCCTTGAGTATGTCAAGGCAGCACCCAAGGCGAAGCTCGCCAAGGGTATCACCAAAGCCGAGCTGACGGATGCCATTCGTCAGTCGGTCGGTCTGCCTGATCGCTCCGGTGATCTCACCAAGGCCGAACTCGATGTTGTCCTGAGCAGCTTGGCGTGAAGCTGCTCCGCAACTTAGCGGATTGGTTGGGGGCAGCAGCACTATGCTGCGCTCCCTTCATAATCGACACGACCGAGGGCAAAGCCCTCGCCATCGTGGGGCTGGCATTATTGACCTTGCAAGCGCTGCGCGTTTCATGCTATAATCTGGTTTTCTTAAACGTGATCGGCATTGGAGGATATTTTTATGCGATTCATTTTTGATCTGGACGGAACGGTTATTGACTCAACCCATCGCCAAGGCGAGACGCTTGACGATTGGCGACGGATGAATACCGTTGGCAACATCATGCGCGACGGATTGCTTCCGTTGGCTGGCAAGATGCAGACCGCGATTCTCGATGGCTTGGATGTTTGGGTCTGCACTAGCCGCGTTATGGGCAAGGCAGATTTTGCCTTCCTACGCTTGCAGGGTTTGCTGCCGAACCGCTCGCCGGTTATCCATCGCATAGGCGAGAAGGATGATCGACCATGCGGCGAAATGAAACTTGCCAAGCTGCGAGGCATGGCTGCAGCGATGGGCGTGAACTGGGTTCAATTCGCTCACGATTCAATCATGTTTGATGATTCGCTCGATGTACAGGCAACGCTTCGCGGGGCTGGACTTCGCGTTATTGATCCGGTACAATTCAACTCATACATTGCTAGGAAAATTGCATAATGACTATCGCTAAAAAAATCATCATGGTTCTGGACACCGAATGCTGCGACCTCGCGGGCAACGTCTACGATGTTGGCTATACCATTGCCGACCGCAAGGGCGTTATCCTCACTCGCAAGAATTGGCTTGTCGAGGAAGTTTTCACCGACCCCAGCAAAATGATGGGCGCGTTCTATGCGAAAAAATTGTTTTCGCATTATGCTCCCATGCTGGACGCTGGCACTATCGGCTTGGCTCCGTGGAGCAAGATTGTTGCAGAAATGCAAATCGACGTTGACGCTTTCGGCGTGAATGTTTTGGCGGCCTACAATCTCGGCTTTGATCGTCGCGTGATGCGTCAGACCAATGCGCGTTTTGGCCTCGGCCCGATTCTGCCGCCGATGGATCAGCTCGATCTTTGGCAATTTGCTTGCGAGACAAAACTGTCTCAGGCGCGATATAAGGAAATCGCTAGATCTCTGGGCTGGGTTTCGGCTGCTGGCAACATTCGGACGGGGGCAGAATACGCCTATCGATTTTGCTCTGGCGATCATGGCTTTATCGAAGATCACACCGCGTTGTCGGATGCTGTCATCGAAACGCAAATCATGGCGGATTGTTTTGCTTGCAAAAAATCTGTGCCTTATGGCGTCATCAATGCTCAACCTTGGAGGATCGTAAATGAAAAAGAAACTAAGAAAAAAGCTGGCTAAGGTATTGGTCAGCGCCTACCTAGTGTATTCGGTCCTGACGGATACACTAATCTGGGGCGGCGCTTTCTACTATTTTCTAATCCACTAACCATTGCACTAAGGGGCGAACTATGAAAATCACTGGCACACATTTAGGAACAGCTTTGATCCTCCTATATTTTGCGGGGCAAATATTTATTCTTTGACTCGGCCAAGATGTTCCACGTGGAACACTCCCCGACCACACCGCAGCCAGATCGCTTGACAACGCGATTTTGGCGCGGGGGCGCCAGTGGGAAAACGACGTGCAAAAGCGATGGTGTTCCTTGCGCCAGAGTACGTGCAAAAGCGATCAATGTCAAGTCTTTTTTGCGGGTGTGCGCAAAATAATTTTAGATTGGGCAAGTCTTTCTGCGCCAGTGCAAAGTCGACATTCGACGCAAAAAGTGGCGTGCGCCGATTATACGCGCAACGCTGCGATTTGTCAAGTCTTTTTGCGGGGTTGCGTGCAATTTATTTTGATTGGGCAGGTCTTGTAACGGGGACGATAATTGTGTATAATTGGCGCAGACCCCGCAAAAGCGTGGCAAATCTTGGCAAATTTTGGAAGATTCGAGCAAAATAAAACTTGACAGAAAAACCCCGCGCGCGGCCCCCGGGAACAACTTTGCGATGTTTTATGAGCAATTGCGCGAAATACATTTGACAGGAGAACCTTGGGCTTGTATAATAGTTGCATAATTTAAGGAAACACATAAATGGAATACAAGTACGTTAGCTTCGACATCGCAGACCAATCGTTTAAGTTCTACACGAGCCTAGACTGGCACAACCTTATTGCAAATGCAAGAGAAGAGCTGGCAGAGGATGACGACCGGCTGGCAGAAGGCAGCCTGGAAGAAGTGCTAGAAGCAATGTTTGGAGACGAATTCTTTTGGGAAGAGATAGCATAAAGTTCTTGACACAAAATGATTAGGGTTGTATAATATACGCATACTTTAGGAGAATAGATGAATAAATTAGAAACACAGCAGGCTCGACTCAACCAAATCGTAATGTCACAGGACTTTGGTCCCACTGCGATTGTGCTTGAAGGTCGTGATACTGCGGGTAAATCATCTACGATCCGAGAGGTTACGCACTACTTGCCTGTAAGCAAATTTGGTGTACAGCTATCTGCCAAGCCTAGTAAAAAGACTATGGATAACTGGCTGGATTACTGGGGTACCAAAATGCCATCAGGCAAGCAAATGGTATTCTACGACCGATCTTGGTACTCAAGAGCAATGGTACAAAAGATCAATGGCTGGTGCTCTAACGACCAGTATCAGGATTTCATGCAAGATGTGAATGCCTGGGAACAAGAACAAGCTCCTGTTCGAATGATTAAGTTCTGGCTGTCTATCAGCGAAGAAGAACAGGCTAGTAGATTGGCTGAGAGGAAAGTATCCCCGCTCAAGTTTTGGAAGTTGTCCCCAAACGACGAGCGAGCCTTATCCTACTACGACGAGATGACACTACTCAAAGAAAAAGTGTTGACAACAACTAATGATTGGTATACAATTAACTACAACAACAAGCCAGAGGGACGACTAGCTCTTATCACGAAACTCTGCGATATACTGGAGACAAAAAGTGAAAAAAGTTCTTGACATTTTAACCTTTGGCTTGTATAATAAACGCTTAAACAAACAAACATTCGGGAGAAAAAATATGGCGGATTCAGCAGTTAACTACACGGACGAGATGGTTTCATCTATGACCGAACAGTACGAAGCTGAGCCTACAATGGCAACAGTAGAGGCACTTGCTTCTCAATTCAGCAAGCCAAAGCGCAGCATCATTTCTAAGCTGTCTAACATTGGTGTCTATGTTCCTGCGAAGCGTAGCACCACCAAAGCAGGTGTTCCAGTAGTTCGCAAAGAAGAGTTGGTAGACGCGATTCAAGACGCGCTCAAAGTAGAGCTTCCTTCTCTTGCAAAAGCTACCAAAGCTGACCTACAAACCCTGTTGGGTTTAGTAGCCAACTAATTCGGTGAAGCTAAAGTAGGATTGAGTGGACGGGGGTTCGATTCCCCCCTCCTCCACCACTAAAGTGCTCTTGGTTAGTGTACTTTATTGGGGGAGCTAGGTTTCGACAAGCAATCTCAGGTTAGTGGAGAATCGTCAACAGTACCGGATCAAAGACGTTAACAACACTCCGGAAATAAACTAAACGCAAACGATGACGTTTATCAACTAGCTGCATAAGCTAGCGGGGAGAGCCTTTCGCCTTGTTACCAAAAGGAGAGGCACTCAGAAAGCATGCTGGGAAGACCGCGACTATCCCCTGCGTAGGGATGGATATGTCAGTAAAGATAGGGGAGAAGCAAATCGTGACCCCAGCCCAGTATGTTTTCTAAGTTAATTTTCTAGGAGTGGCGGAATGGCTACGCAACGGACTGCAACTCCGTGTATGCTGGTTCGAATCCAGTCTCCTAGTCCACAAAAAAGATTTGACACAGAATGCGTGAGCTTGTATAATATACGCATGTTAAGGGAGAAACGAATGACAAATTCACAATTTGAATTATTCATCATGCACAGTGGCATGATGCAAGAAGGTCTCAAGTCAGAAGAAGCACTTGCTTACATCTTGAGAACTGGACTATCAACCGCTGCAGATATCGCTTGGTTGGTCGAACATCGAGCAATGAGCGCAGCAGCAGCGTCAATAGCAAAGGAGGCAGTAAATGGCTAGAGGAAAGAAACCAGCACGTATCGCATCTACTAAAAAAGTAAGTCGTAAGCGTATGCTAGGAGATCAAGAAGTATTTCCAGTTCGCTGCGTAAGCCGACGAGAGGGTATGAAGTATGATATCCTTGGAGGATTTATTCGAGAGGGTCGTGATAGTATTAAAACGATCTATGGTGAAAATGGTTATCCTATACCTTTCAAAAGCATTGGAAAATTAGTATAACCTTTGCAAAAATAATTGTTGACAGAAAGGTTATTTTTTGAGATAATATCTTTTCGAATTTAAGGAGCAGTATTGGCCATGGGCAAACTGCAGGGTGTTTGTACGACCCCACTGTGACTGGGCAGTGCCTAAAACCAGTCGTTCTACTCCATGGGATGAGAGACATCGTTAAAGTGTCATCCCCGTCTGAGCACGCTCGATAAGGGCTCCACACATAATTGGTATTAATTCCTATGTTTGTGTGTAAATTACGCTCTGGGCAAATCCCCACAATCCAGAGTAGGGAAGCGATATGTACTGTCTGTGATTCGCTTGCGAGTGGAGGAAGTAGGAGGCACCCCACTCATCTATTTAACAAAGGAGGTCAGTAGTTTACGTTGCTGAAAAGGGAATAAAAACCGTAAAGCAGTTGTAAACCGACGGAGTCGTTGGAGAGCACTTGTAATTTCGATGCATCGCAAGAAAGCCCGGCTCTCTCATCGTGAGGTGAGATTAAAGAGTAGTACTCAACTGGAGAAGTGCCCTAAGGTGTCCAAGCCTTGGGGCATTTTTTTATACCTCATCAAAAAAATTTCTTGACTTTTTTCTTCATGTCCCTTATAATATAAGATAAATGAGGAGAAGTTACATGCCAGATATGATCCCCAGTGTAGGAGCTGTCGTTCCTACCTCTACCACTCGCCAAGATGTAGTTACAAAGGTGTACGAAGGCGCCACGCCTGGAAGTACCAAAGTGCACTCAACAGTGTATAATGTAACAGTATATGACATCAATGGCAGGCTGCAAACAGTTACAAACTCACACGTAATTAACTATACAGTGTAGGAGACACTAATGAGCAATGTTATTCAGTTCCCCGATAAAACCCTAAAGTCAAAACTCGAAGAGAACATGGAAGAAATGCGTGAATCTCTTGGAGAGATGTATGACGCTATGGATAAAGTACGAAAAGGAATGGAAACAATACAAAGCCAAACACATGAGATGGAAGACAACTACCAAAAGCTAATGATAATGTATATCGAAGAAGTTGGTGAAGATAATGTTCCGCTTGAGTGGTTGGACTATTGCCCGTATGTTGGAATGGTTCGTGATACAGAAACAGGAAAGATCAGTATACATTTGGTCGATCCAGAAGAATTGGAGAAGAAATGAAAAATAAAATTATTGAAGCGTTAAAAGCTAAGTATAGCGGTGAAATGGAATATCATCGTATGAACATTGACGTTTATTTGAAAAACCCCGTCGGGATTGGAGAACACCCAGATATCTTGGGAGCAATTGACAGCGAAGTTGAAAAGCTCGCATCAGTCACAGAAAAACTACAAACACTATTGACAGAATATCCGGAGGTCTAGTGAACTATACTGAAGAGCAGACCAAGTACATGGTCGAAGAATACACGAACAAGCCAACCCGTGTTACAGTAGAAAGATTGGCAAAAGAAATGAGTAAAACCCCTAAATCTATAATCGGTAAGTTAAGCCGAGAAGGGGTCTATCGCCGCTCCGTCTACAAGACGAAGACAGGCGAATCACCTACAACTAAAGTAGAGCTAGTAGCAGAATTAGCTGAAGCCTTGGGTATCTCACCCGGGGTCTTAGCGGGGTTGGAGAAAGCCCCAAAGAATGTTTTGAAAGTCTTAAAAGGAGCCTCTACGGGTGAATAAAGTACCAAAATTAGTTGAGAGTTGGGAAGACGGTTCTACTACAGTTGAAATTTGGGAAGAGATTGGTACTCTACCACATAACTCTGACCATGATACAATGTTCTATACCTTGCGTATAATTTCTAAAGATTCTAGAAAATTCCCTGTACTTACAGGGGCGATAGGACAAGCAAAAGAGATTTTAAAGCGAAAAAATAATCGCGAATTGCGTGAAATTAAGACGAATTTTGACAAAAGTGGAAAGAAGGAATGAGACCCGTAACAAGATATTTAATTATCACGGTCCTTGTGGTTGTCGTAATTCTTACTTCGATTGAAGCGAATTAGAGTGAGATTGATGATTGTCGGTTTAATTAAGAGCTATACTGAGAGGCACTCGCCTGGCGGCTCGCTCCTCAGTATTAACGCTCTAATTAAAACTCCAATCTGCTGGATGAGTAAACTAACGATTGACTTGATTGTTCATCAAATATGTTATATATTTTACCACACTTTTTGGCATAATAAAAGTTTTATTTTTGAGTAGGTAAGTGATACAACTTGTTGACCGGCAATCACATAATGTATAAAAGTTTTGTTTTTGAATAGGAGAAATGTAAAATGACGTGGAACTATCGTATTGTTTCTGAAAAAGCACCAGAAGGTGAGTTCTATCAACTATATGAAATTTACTATGATGATGGAAAGATAATTGGAATGCTAGAAAAACCTTCCAATCCTTATGGCGATACTGTAGAGGAACTACAGGAAACGATGAAGCATATGCTGGAAGCATTTAAGAAACCCGTGCTAACTATGGAGGCTTTGGACAATGCTTTCAAAAGAAATGAATCATTAGCGTGGAGAGTGGAAGAGTTGCAAAATGAAGCAAGATCATAAAGAAAAGGGGCTTTTTAGCCCCTTTTTATTTGCCTAGAATAAGGTCTAAGTAGAAACCCCATCGTGCAAATTCTATACCTACTGTATATGTTTTCTGCTTATGTGTAGAGTTTGTATAGGCCCATTCCAAGACAAGTGCGGGAGTAACATAGAATGTTCTCTCCAGCTTATGCGTATATCGAGTTGCCTTCATGCTTCAATCTCCAGATCCCATTTGCAAGTGTTCTTGCTACGGTCTTTGTTCTTAAACATTCGTGTCATTTTGTAGGAATGATCCCACTCTGTAAACCAACTCTTTCCTGCTTTTCTTGCATCATAGAAGGTAGCGTAAGTAAAAAAGATAGCAAAGATTACAGCAACGTGTCCAAACAGTAGTGGTACTATTCCAGACCATCCAGCTATCATACTACAAAAAGCAAGTGTCCAAACTAACGAAAGGACTACCATATAGTAGCATTGTAAACTTACATCTCCTATAAATCTGAGGGGATTATATTTTAAGTTCATTATAGATTCCCAACTATAAAAGAACCACATAAATTTATTCTTCATCTTTTAATGCTTCCAATGTCTTGGGATAATCTTTATTCAAAAGATCTACCGCTTTTGTTATTTTTTCCTCGGCTCCACACCAGTTGCATGGATACCCTTTTTCAGTTCCAATTATATCTCGCTCTGTTCTACACCAATGTTCCCAAAACTCAAGTGTAGTAGGAAAGCCATCAACAAATCCTAAACCCATTTTATTTACTCCCATGTCTTAATATCCTTACCTATCTTAACTCTACCATAAGGATTTCGGCCCTCAAACTCTGAAGATGTTTCATAGCCTACAGCAGTATCAATATACCAAGTATTCTTTTGAACTCTCAGTCCTGTCCAAACTATGTCTGTAGATGTTTCACTTCGATCATTAAAGGGAGTGCCGTTTGGTATACTTGAAATGTGCTCAAACTCTCCATACCAAGTGCATCCTTGAAGTATTGCTAGTATAGGAAGTATTTTTACTACCTTACCCAAACTTCGCTCCAGAGTTGGTTTTATCGCCTTTCTTGGTACGAAACGGCCAACGCTTTTCTACCCAAGCAATTGGAAAGTAGAGTGCGGAAACTATACCAAAAAGCATTAGACCTGTGAATAAGAATAACTCTGTATAGTTAAT